ATGCCGGAAGTTGACATAGTCAATGCATCACACGATATAAAATTAAAGACAGCGAAGGATTTAGATCCAAGTCACTTCAACTGGTTACTAGATGAGTTTGAAACATTTTGTAGACATAAAGCACTCGAACAAGCAATACTATCATCGGCCGATCTATTAGAAAGAGGTGACTATGGTCCTGTTGAGGACATGGTCAAGGAGGCCGTGCAAGTTGGCCTTACAAGAGACCTTGGTACAGACTACTTCGAAGATCCAAAGGGAAGACTAGAGGCACTTAAGGATAACAATGGACAGATCAGCACTGGATGGCAGAACTTGGACAAGAAACTGTTTGGTGGTTTCAACCGAGGAGAACTAAACATCTTCGCAGGTGGGTCGGGTGCAGGTAAGAGTTTGTTCTTGCAGAATCTTGCAGTTAACTGGGCACAGGCCGGACTGAACGTATGCTACATATCTTTTGAATTAAGTGAACAACTTACAGCCATGAGACTGGATGCAATGATGACAAATATTCCAACTAAGAAAGTATTCCCTGAAATTGATAATGTCGAGATGAAAGTCAAGATGCTGGCCAAGAAATCAGGTAATTTACAGATCAAATACTTGCCAAGTGGTAGTAATGTGTTGGATGTGAGGACATACTTGAAAGAACTAGAATTGAAGAATAAGAAGCAGATAGACTGTATACTGATCGACTACTTGGATCTCATGATGCCTAAGAGCAAAAGGATAAGTCCTGCAGACTTGTTCATCAAGGACAAATATGTGTCTGAAGAACTGAGAAATTTGGTCGTTGAAAAACAATGTGTATTGGCAACTGCATCACAGTTAAATAGGGCATCAGTTGAAGAAATAGAGTTTGATCACTCTCATATATCAGGTGGACTGTCTAAGATACAGACAGCAGACAATGTGATTGGTATATTCACATCGAGAGCAATGAAAGAGCGTGGCAGATATCAAATACAGTTCATGAAGACTAGATCCAGTTCTGGCGTTGGACAAAAAGTAGATCTTGAGTTTGATGTAGACAGTTTGAGAATAAGAGACTTGGCCGATGACCCAGAATACAAACAGTTTGACAAACAGAGAAGCACAATATACGATTCTCTGAAACAGACATCCAAAGTATCCTCAAGTAGTGGTGCACCAAAAGATGCGAGACCTGATGTACCAGATCCAACAAAAGGCGACACTATTGGCAAAGTCAAGGCTACCGTGGAAGGTGGCAAACTGAGACAACTTCTAAACGAACTGCACTCAGATGAAGAACAGTAATGACATTGATTACATATACGAGAAATTAAGTTCTCTTTATCCCAACTACGCTAATAAAAAACCAAAGGCTAAAATATATTCAAAAGCGTACACCAGTCTTATAGGTGTGATGCTTTCTGCACAATCTCAAGACAAACGAACAGCGATTGCATGTAGACAATTATTCTCACTGGCCAACACTCCGGAAGACATGCTCAAACTTACACAAGAAGAAGTGATCGAGGCAATCAGGCCTGCCGGACTGTTTAATGCCAAGTCAAAAAATATACTTGCCACTAGTAAGATGTTGCTAGAAGAATTTAATGGACGAGTGCCACACACTCAGAAAGAGTTAATGACACTGCCTGGTGTTGGACGTAAGAGTTCAGACATCGTGATGCGATTCGTTTTTGGCGAGCCACACATAGCAGTGGACACACACGTTTTCAGAATGTTGTGGAGATTGGGGTGGGCTGACAGCCTGGACGAGGGCAAGGCATCTATCACTGTGAACAACACCACGCCTGGCAAGTACAAGTATGGTGCACATATGTGGTTGATAACACACGCCAAATACGTTTGTAAATCTAGAACACCTGTGTGCAATGAATGTGTGATCACTGCCGCTTGTGACAAAAGAGATATCACTGTTCCAAAGAACAAATTACGCCAAAAAGTATAACCAAAATAATATACGCAGATAAATATTCCTGTCCAGAGCTTTATGCGAGAGGCGATAACAGGCAAACATAGGCATGAAAAATAAAGAACTAAACGACATAACAAGGCTATACGATAGATTCATTAGGCATTGTCCAGGCACAGAAGAATACACGCACAGGCTAGCCGAGGAAACTCAAATCATCCTTCAACTACGTTTCGTAGACTACTTCATACAAATATGTGACATCATCGCAATGACACGAGACATACCACACATGACACGTGGTAGTGCTGGTTCGTCATTGGTCTGTTACCTACTGGGCATAACAGATGTGGACCCAGTGGAGTGGGACATACCCGTGGCAAGATTCCTCAACCCTAACAGGGACGACCTCCCTGACGTGGACATAGACTTCCCCCATCACAAGCAGAACGAAGTCATGCAGAGGATATTCAAGAAGTGGCCCGGACGCAGTGCTAGGATATCTAATTACGTGCTCTATAAGGATAAATCAGCAAGGCGTGAAGCGGCCAAACGATTGGGTGTCAAGGGTAACCTACCCCGCAGGTTCACATACGATTCACTAGGCATCGATGTCAAAGAAGCCAAACGAATTGAAAATAAATTGAAAGGCAAGAAGAGATGCATATCAAAACACTGCGGAGGAATAATAATGTTTCAAAGACAACTACCAAAAAGCCTGTTCACGGCGGAAAATCAAATACTACTAGACAAGAACGAAGTGGAGGACCTAGAACACCTGAAGGTGGATATTTTAGCCAATCGTGGTTTGTCACAACTCATAGAAATAGATCCAACAATGAAACTGACAGACTATCCTCAGGAAGATGCCGCTACCTCGGACCTTTTGTGTCGCGGAGACGTGTTGGGAGTGACACAGGCAGAAAGTCCGGCCATGAGGAGACTGTTCAGGGCCATACAACCAAAGAGTAGCAAGGACTGTGTGTTCGGCACTGCACTGATAAGACCGGTCGCTACGTCTGGACGTAAGAAAGCATCTATGTTCCATGACTGGAGCACGGAACGTATGAGTGACACAATAGTGTACGAAGACGATGCCATAGACAGGATATCAGAAGTGCTAGGCATAGACAAGTACGAAGCCGACATGTATAGACGTGCATTCGCCAAGAAGAACGAAGAGAAGATAATGCAGTTCATTACCAAGTTGGGCGACCATCCACGCAAGGATGAGATAATCACAATGCTACAATCACTTTCCGGTTTTGGTCTGTGCAGGGCACACGCTGTGAATCTGGGAAGATTGATATGGGCCTTAGCATACCAGAAAGCACACAATCCAGAGAAGTTCTGGAAGTCATGTCTGAAGCACTGTCAAGGATCTTACAAACGTTGGGTATACAGGACAGAAGCCAAAAGAATCGGCATAGATGTCATCACACCAAGCAAGTCTGACAAGTGGGACACTCCAGAATTCCAATATAGAAAATACGGATGGTGGAGTCAAGAGGACTTCATGCCAGGCATGTATGTGAAAGAACTGTATCTAGACAAGGTAGAATTCGCAGGAATGATAGCAAACGGCAGAGTGTTTCGTGGAGACAAGGGCAGGTACGTGACGTTCCTTACGCTGGGTGTGGGTAACGGACAATACATTGATGTTACTATAAAGAAAGCATTTGCCTACAGCGACTACGATGTGGTGCGAGGACAGGGGACTGTCAGGTATTCCAATAATTCAGAGTACGTGGAGTGCTATGACTCCAAAGGATTCCGACTGGAAAAATTTATCAATAACTAACGTAATCATGCAAAGATGTAGAGAGTTTGAAAAAACATTCCCGTTGGTCCCAAATACCTGGCACAGATGCCACCAATATGCCATCAGCGATGCACTTATGCCTAATATAAGAAACGTATGGAGTTTTGGTATAAGCAAAGAGTGTCGAATGGAAGAACAGATAAGGAAGCATAATAAGGAGACAAAGATACACACATGGGATCCTACTCCGATTAGTCAAACAACCATAGACAAAGCAAATAGTAGAATGGCCAACATCATCCATGCCAACAAGGCCTACGATCCAGAAAACAAATCACTTACTTTTTACACGACCGATCCAACCAAGAGATGTTACAGTCTGGAAAACTTTGATCCTGAAAATCTAGTACATTCATACACTGTTAATTGTGTGAGCATCAAAGATATCGTAGAACAACTAGGTAACAGTGTAGATCTAATAAAGTTTGACATAGAAGGAAGATGGTATGAGATTTGTAAAGAAATACTCGATCTCAATCTCAATGTTAAACAAGTTGTTGGAGAATTTGAAATGTACATGGGAGACGAGGACACACAATTTCAAAATCTGAATGCCATAATTGAAAGATTCAAGAACAACGGATACAAAGTTTATTGCAACAGATTGTTAGCGGAGACCAACACTGGACATATTCCTAACAATCCTTGTGTAGAACTTACTTTTATAAATGGCTAAAGCAATCAATACAGTAAAAGACAAATCACAACTACAATCACTTTTATCAAAGATAAGCAAGGGTAAGAATTTATTAAGCCAATGGATAACTCTAGATCCC